ATTTGATATCCAGCATATATCTGATTTTCTTTGGTTAGCGTGTATACTGTCTATTGTAGTACCTGTATTCCACGAATTTTTCGCCAAAGATAATAGGGTATCGCATTGCTCTTTGGATAGTGCGCTCTTCGCTACAGTAATTGTCATGGAGTATAGGGTACACAGTAAAAGAAGTCAGATGTCATTTTCTTTCCGATTTCATGAAGTTCTCTCTGCGTAAGGCCATAGTATGCTATAGGGTTTACTTCAAAGCGACCACATTCAGACATATATGGGTTTTCAATCCATACACCATTATATTTAAAACCGTTCTCCATTAATTCCTCTCTCTTCTTACGAAACAGATAGGGGAGCTGTTGATTTAAACAATGCCAAGACTTGAAGTTTGAATACTGGTATGCACACCAGAGAAAAAAACTGTCGAAGGAATTGAACCTTCTTTTTTCAAACGATACAACTGGCCTACAGACTCTAACACTAGGTAATTACTCTAACATTAGGTAAGGGCATCGAACCCTTCTATGTATCTTCTGAAACTAAATCAACAACTCTCCTATCTCTTCATTATGTTTATACTATATCACAAACAAATACCTTTGTCAACACTTTTTTTCATAAATATGTATATTATGTCGAAATACTGGCGAAGAGAGTGGTCTGTAAAGTATGCACGTGAGCTGCATATATTCTATAATCGTTTTATACGTGTACTTAGACGATTTAAACCTCTATTACCATATCTACCTATAACACCAATAGAGAGATTTGTCAAGGGAATAATGTTTGATTGTACCATGTGTGGTAACTGTAGATTGGGCGTAAATGGTATGTCATGTCCTCAGAACTGTCCAAAGAACCTGTCAAATGGCCCATGTGGTGGTGTGCGAGAGGGTGGATATTGTGAAGTGGAAGAGTTTGCGAACATGAAATGTGTGTTTTATCTGGGCGAAATAGGAAAGAAAAATATGGGGGATACAAAAAATGAGCTCATTCCACCTTTGAATCATAGTCTTAAAGGTTCAAGTTCTTGGTTGAAAGAGATATGAAAACAACATTCTGGATATTGTATATGATAGCCTGTCCGAACTGTGAATGGAAAGATGTGTATATGCACAAGACACTCAAAGAGTGTGTAATGGATCAAAGAGATCGTGAGCGTTCACGATCAGCTATCGGATACTGGAATGACCCTGTACGATTTGAGTGTAAAAAAGAGATATGGGAAAAGCGAAACTCGAAAAATTAATGATATGTAACGGATGAAATCTCTTTTTGTACACTCTCTGTGATAGCCGGTACTGTGTCTTTTACCGCATCCAGAACACCCAGAATTGATGCTTCGTCCATCGTAGGAGAATACAGTTCTATAGCCGTTTTCATCAGAACTCCAGCGACCATATATGTCGTTGTAACTTCTGTGGGAGAGATGTTTTTCTCACAAAGTTTGTACAGCTCTTTCTGAAAGAGTCTTATCATCTCGTCTGCTTTTTCTAATACATCTTCATCTATCATACTTTCCACCCCTCTCCAAAGTCTGTCTTATCGAATACCGCACTTGTAAACGTATCCTCAGCGTCCTCAGACTGATTTGCGTCCACAATGTTCTGTTGATCCATCTTCACATCAAAGAGTCGCATCTTTGCACGATCTATTCCAACAACGAACCTCTTGTTGCTCGTTGGGTCATTGTAACGATTCTTGAGTTGCTTGACTGCGATTTGATTGAGTTCATCGAGCTCCTCGTTACTAATGAGTGCAAACATGAAATCGGCAGTCGCAGGCAGACCAAAACTTTCAGACGTATCTTCAAGACCAATATCTGTGGAAACGAAACCTGATCGAGTGGTTTGTGTTGCTGACATAATCGGAAGATTTGTCTCAACCGCCAATCCTCTAAGTTCTTCTGCAATTGACTTAATGTACATATAAGAGTTGACATTGGTTGCTCCTTTAAAGCGACTACTGGCACATATATTTAGATAATCTATGAAGATAATATCTGGTTTAAAACTCTTCTTGATTGCAAGTTCCTTAATCAATCCTCGAAAGTGTGCGGAGTGTGCGGAAGCTGTCGGATACTCTTTTACAATCAACTTTCCACTGGTACTTTTGACAATCTTTTCTATCTTACTCTCAAACATCTGCTTGGGAAGGTCATGTAAATCTTCCATAGAGATATTCATGAGGTTTGCATCTATTCTTTCAGCAATACGTTCCTCAGCCATCTCTAAAGTGATGTACAGGACGTTTCTACCCTGACTTAAACAGTTTGCAGCCACATGACACATGAATAGTGACTTACCAACACCTGTACCAGCCAGTGCAATGTTAAGTGTCTTGGGTGGTAATCCACCCTTGGTTATACGATTAAAGAAGTCCAAATCAAACGGAATCTTCTCTTCTACTGTATGATAATACTCATATCGGGAGTCTGAATCCAACAGATAATCGTGCCCGATATGATTATCAAACCCCACAGCAAGGGCCTCTGTAAGTATGCTCGGAATAGCTCCTGCATCTCTGTCTTTGTCTTTTCCATCAATGATTCCAATACCTTCAACGATTGCATTATATACCGCCTTATCTTTACAAAATTTCTCAGTTGTATCTACGAGCCAGTCAAAGTCTACATCCGTAGATTTTAATGTCTTGATGACTTCGACAACTTTTTTATGTTCTGTTTCATTTAAATCTTTACGATTTGATACCTCTATCTCCAGAGATGTTTGTGTCGGAATTTTGTTATACTTGTCAACAAAATTGTTAATCTCTTCAAAGACTGTTCGTTCCGTTTTGTCAGAGAAATAATCTTTTTTGATAAATGGTAGCACCTTACGTGCATACTGTTCATTCGTTACAAGTTGTGTGAGAGCTGTTCGTTCAATCGTTGTACTCAAGATTGTTTGCCTCCAATTGCTCATCCAGTATTTCCACCAGAATATCTCCTAGTGTGTTCTTAAATTCTACTGATTTGTTAAGGTCTTCTTGATTATGACCGCTATATTCTATGACATTATACTTAAAAGATAGAGGCATATTACCGTTCTCATCTTCCTTTTCAGCCACAGATACTTGACCATACTGATAGATAATACCTTCGTATTTACCTTCTTGTATTATAACGGATGCCCAATCATCATTATCCTTTGACACAAATGTGTATTTCACTGGCATATAAATCTCCTATCATTGTTTTATATTGTACATGATTGGAAATAATTAGTCAATACTCTTTACACACAACTCTCTATTTTTAATGTGTTGTTCCTCAATATCTTCTTTGGATTGGCCATGGTATTCAACCGCAAGATGTTCACGAATCATAATATCCCCAAGATGCATCTGTCTATCTGTAACGCTGTCATGCACAAGAAACTTTCCTAGAATACGACCAAACTTACCAGTTCCATCTTTCTCTGTTTGAAGTGTTTGTACACTGTCCACTGGCAGATATTTCTTAACAAATTCCTTTGCAAGATTACCATACACCTTTTCTACCTTATCACTTGTGCGGCTCTCTGGTGTGTCGATACCAAGAATACGAACACGCTCTTTACGCATCCATACTCCAAACCCTAGATCAATGTCTACGTCTACGGTATCGCCATCTATTACTCTTAGGATTGTGCATTTATACGTATGCATCTTCTCTGTTCTCCCACACTGCATTTTCTCTCATAGGATTTTTAGGGTCAATTCCCATCCAATTGCTCCACTCGTCATAGAAATGTCTCATTCCAATCTCATCGTGGATTGTTTCATCTTCGTGTCTACCATGCAGTATGTGACGATGTTCTTGGCCAGGCGACATACTTGCACCTTGACCAGAAATACCAAGAAGGTCTTCATGTAGATTACGACCCATTGGGCCCCAGATTGTATTGTGATGATTAATACGAGTTTTGCGTTCTTCTGGTGTATCTTTTTTCAGACCAAATCCACGAAACTCAATCATGACTTTATTTGGGCCCAGCGGAGTGACAACATCAGAGCGTAAAGCAGACCCCCTTAAATTGAAATTCATGCCAGGAAATAGGTCAATCATATACCACTGGTTTGGCGGTAGGTTTGGAAATGATAGCTCTTCTCTTGACTCACCTAACTCAAACTCACCATACTGTACTTCAAAACTACCCACATTTACATGACCATTATCGAACCCAGTACACTTACGAGAAAAATACTCATCATTGAATCCTGTAACACGATTGAAGTAGTGCATATAGTCATGATAAAATTCACTATTTGTATCATGCCAGAGTTTGTAGTTACTGTCGATAATCGCCTTGTGGTAGTGAAAAACTTCCAATGGTTCTGTATCAAGTGATGAACGAATAACATCAAACGCACCAGCAGCCCACCCCTCAACATCTTGAACTGGTTTAGAATTTAGTGTAACCCACACCATTCCACCAAACTTAACTTCACATGGTAGTTCTGGACAATTCCAGTGATCATAACCACCATCTGAAGATAAGTTTCCACTAGCAGGCATGGATTGAAA